GAAGTTCTCCGCTCAAATCTTCTTCTTGAATTGTTATATCAACAGAAAATGCTGATGCATTTTCATATACTCCTTCTAATACATTCACAGGAGTAGTCGCTCCTTCAATATCATTATATCTTGAAGGAATAGCTGGAATTGGAAATCCAGACGCATTACTCTTAACTATCTTAATCGTCAAGATATATTTACCTTTACGAAATCTGTATATACACTCAGAGACATGTTACGTACCTAGATAAACCAACTTCTGAGCAGTGTGGGTCTTATCGTTTAAAAATGTACGAAGATCTTTTAGAGGAGGCCCATAGTTGTTATTACTTACATGAACCCAGCATATTCTACCATCTGATCTATCTCTATATTCAAGCAATAATTGATCGTAAGGTAAATTTTCAGAAACCTTTTTAGCAAAATCAAACATTGGTTTATATCCAAAATTTCCACCAATAGATATGTCTGCTGCAGACCCAATTAAATGTTGTCCAAAAGTATCAGCATTTCTATAACATGAATTTAGGTTCCAGGCTTTTCCGCAACGTCCCAACATTTCATTAGTTGGTCCTAAAACATTCACAGAAAGACCTTTAAGGTTACACACTAATTCTGCAGCAGACATTTGTTTAAAGCCTCGCTTAAATCCCGTATCATAATTGCCGGGAGTTAAAGTTCTGCTCTTGGTCAGAATTCCAATAGTCCAAGCAAATCCTGTAGAATCTGTATGCACAACATAGGAATCAGGAAATGACGTCATGTTTATGAAAGCTGCACAATCTGCTTTTTGTGGATTTTTGGTATTTGCTGGTTTATCGGCCTGTGGAGCACCTGCAGGTGGAACTACTATTGGAGTTTCCTGAGTAGGAGCAGTCGGTCTATTGTCGTGATATTCCTTAGCTTTTTCCGGATTAGCTTCATTTTCTTCAGGTGTTTCAAATAACATATCAGCTTCAAGATTTCTAGGAGGAGGTTGAAGTTGAGCAAACGTCTGTGCATTCTTAGAACCTTGACCAATAGGTCCGCCCAATCCAGCGCTATCTGCTGTAGCCGCTCCTTCTGCAAAATGTACAGTTGAACCTTCAATATTTGCTTGACCAGAAGCATTAGCTTCAAAATTACCACCCGATGTAAGTTTATTAGAACCAGATGCTCTAACGTTAAAGTCTGAATTGGAGTCCATCTTAATATTAGATGCTTTTACTTTAAATTCTCCACCAATATTAAGCGACATATCAGAAGCAACATTGAAATTGGCTTTTCCCGCCATATTCAAATTAGTGTCACCTGTAATATCAATGTTTGCATCGGCTTGAACTAATAAATTACAATTACCTTTTACAGTAATATTAGCAGCACCTTCTATTACGACATAACCATTTCTATCAATAATAGTGTAGCCATCGCCTACTATTCTATTAACTTGTGTGCCATTAGCATCAATTTCAAAGAATGTTCCACGACGATGAAATATATTGATACGCTCATTTTCAGGTGTATCGTCAAATTCCATAAGGTGACCAGATTCTGTTTCAGTCACTTTATTGTAAGGATATTGTGCGTTATAAGGAATGTTTGGTTGATCCCAAGTTACTCCTCCACCAGCCAAAACACCGGTTCTCTTTTGTTTATCTTTAAATTCTACTGCTGTTCCAATAGTCTTTCCACGAGCAAGTCTATTTGTATCAGGCTCTCCGATATAATCGCGAAGAGGATACTTCATATTAGGATCACAGAAACCAGTTGCTATATTCTTTTGTCGATCTGCAGGAACACCATTTACAATAGGCACATTCTGATGCGAGTCTTCCGGTTTGGTAGACTTGTCAGTTTGCTCTGGAGCTGGAAATGGCTCTCCAATAAAATAACGATAATATCCTCTCTTTTTTTCGAATCCAATTCCTCCTACGCCTCCAACCGCCTTTAGCGCACGTTCTAAATATTCAGGATCATCGGGTGAAATTTTGATACGATCTCTAAAATATGCTAGGGCAACCCGAGCTGATATATCATAATCAGTATTAAGTAACTCCGGATTATTAAGAATATCCACGCCAGATAAACGAGCATACTTTGTATAATTTCCACGACCGGTTAATTGAATAAATCCACGACCATAAAATTTTCCACCATCACCTGGTTGTGTATTTCCCAATTGCCATCCGTTATTCTCGGGCGCATATACGAAATCAAAGAATGATTCGCGAGTTCCTTTCCAACGTGCATATTTCTGAGCTAATTCAGGCTTTCCTCCAAACGTTTTTCCGAATACGGCTTGAAGAGCTTCAGCCGTATAGATGTAACCCTCTTGTTGTGGAACCCATCCACACTCGCCACCCGCAATTGCAAGTAGAGATGCTCGGCCGTATTTACCCGTGAAACCTGTTGCGTCCATAGCTTTATTAAGAGCATCTATTCCTGGCTTTGCTCTTGGTCCGGGAGGGACTCCTGGTTTAGAATCAATGAGTCTAGGCTCAGACCTTTGTGTAGTTGTAGTCTGTGTAGTTGTAGTCTGTGTAGCTGTGCCTGTAGTAACTGGATTACCATTTCCATCAGTTACTGCATTACCAGAGCCATCTACTAGTACATCTCCTCTTGGTGTTAATTCCACTCTTTGCGCAGTACCATCTATAGAAATAGAGTCATCTTCATCTTCATCAATTGCTTTATTTTCTCGTTGAGGTATGCCACCAACAGTGCCAAGTATTATTGGTTGTTGTAATTCATCTGGGTCTCTAAACATTACAACTACCCAAGATCCTTCTACAGCACCAACAGGAGATTGCCCAATTCCATTTATTGCAGCCGATGTTATAGACTGCATGGGATATGCCCAAGGAAGATCTGTAGTAGGTAGTAATGTTTTATCGTGTGTATGAATACCGACTATTCGAACTTGACATCGGCCAAGTCTCATTGGATCTCTTCTATTTTCAACGCATCCAGTATATAGCATATTACGTCCTACTTAAATCAACTAATGTAGAATTCTTTATGAGCTCTAAGGTGCACATATGACTTTCTTTGTTTATATAATGGCTTATTGCTGACACTAAATAACGTCCTGATAACATTAAATCACGAGTGTCTGAATCTGTAATTGCAATAACTCCGGCTTTAGGTATATTTAATTCTACTATTTGCCCAATAGTGTAGTCAGTTCTACCAATTGCTTCTATAGTAACTCTAAATTTATTTAGATTTTGAAAAAAAGACATTCTTTTTTGCACAGTTTTAGCATTAGTAACATCAATAAAATTACTAAAATTATTATAATATCTTGGCATCACAATCATAGTACTAGCATTATTTGACGTAGCGTATTTCGAATAAGATGGATTGGGATTAAGCAATGTAGCTGGTATAGGATCTTTCTTAACAGAATAATCCTTTACTGTATATTTTTTAGTTAGGATATCATGTGTAATTATTCTAGATTTTAATCTACCAGTTTGAATATCGTTCATATAATCTGAGACAACTGGAATGCTTAATGACATAACCCTTTTATAATCTTGATTTGGATCCTTTACACTACCAACTCCACCTCTTTGATCTATTTCTGTTCTTGTATAATTATCTTTAATAAAAGTATGGTATGTCCTATCAGAAAGTAAATCTTCTATAGCTTTAAAATTAAACCCCTCTCTATTTTCATAAAATAGGTATGAAGGAGACTTCTTTTGACTAATTGCATTTGTACAGAGATAATTAATACATTTTGTAGGAGACCAAAATGGTGCAACGAACATATTGGTATTAGATGTGGCTTGTACTAATTTTTTTTTCTTAGTATTTAATCCTTCTTTTCCAAGAAGCTTAGATACGTTTTCACTTATATTTCCTGAATAAGCTTTACTAATTTTAGTATTAGCATCGTTTAAAAATTCTTCTGATATAGCTTTTATAATATATACGACTTCTCTTTCTAAAGTGTATTCACGATCTTCTATTTTATAAATGTAAAACTTACCAACTATGGGTTTTTCCGTTCCAGGTGTAACTATATCAACATCAATATATTCTTCTCCCATAAATGGAAAAAGATTTAAGTAATCTACAGATTCTCTTAGTACTATAGAAAGTGTTATAAAACTAGAAAATATATCTTCATAAATCGATATACTTTCTATCTGATTAATTATATTTGCAACTTGACCATTAAGAGAGTGAAGTCTCACTTGTCTTAATGTTACATCACCTGCAAATCTTAAGTTAGAACTATTTTCCATGTTATGGCGTCACAAGTATTTGATACTCTTTTATAAACTGATCTATAAGTCTAGAAGAGAGAAGTTTTATTCTTCGCTTTGATTCATTCTTTCGAGTTTCAAATTCTGTGTTTGTTATTGGATTATACGTATCACTTACTTCAAATGCATTAGCGCCAACTATAAAACTTCCAACACCAACATACTCATATCTATTGTTTAATTCAATAAACCTTACTCCATTTATTGACACTAATTCTCCAGTACTTAGTATTCCCTTTTCAATTAGAATTTGAGCAGTTGATACTCCTGAAGTCGAAAAAATTAATCCAGTAAAATTTGCACCAGACAATTGACTTGTTGTTATTGGTGTGTCTATAGTAGTTACTAACTTAAAATATGTGCTACCGTTTGTCTCAAGTATTTTATATACGTTACCTGATCTATATCCATTAATAATCCCAGTTCCAAGATTAGTTCCAGTAATAGTAATTGTTTGACCTACTGAAAGTGCAGTAGAGTCACATTCAAATCTTCCATCACCTAATGAACCACTTATTCTAACATTCGAAATTCCAAGCCCAGTAATCTTGGCTACTACTCCTGAAGTAGTACATGTTATAATATCATTTATATTTAACGATGAGTACACATTAGTTGGAAATTTCAATGAAGCTATAGCTTCGGATACAATTCCATTTTTTTCATAATGATGAATGTTATATATTTTATTTTCACCATAGTTATCAATACACAATTGTGCCAATTCTAAATTAGTCAAAGGGAAGTCATCTAAATAATTATATCGTTGATTTACTAACATAATAACCCAATGTAATTCTGGATTACCATATACTTTTTCTGCTATCATTTCCGGCGTTTCACCTTCTTGAATATCATATTCGTCGTATATAGTTATATTTTCCAATACCTCTTTTCTAACTCTGACATTAGTAGTAATATCAGTTAAAATCTGAAGAACATTATCAGAATTTGCCTTTGGAAAATCATAATATATTTGTGGAAATTGTTTGAAGTACATATTAGGTGTATTTCTCGATTGTTTCCTTCGATAGAAGCATAAGTTCTTTGAAGGTGAGTGTTAAGTTTATCTGAGTTGGCATACCGTTTGGAAACGCATTAAACACACCATTGGGCGTATAGTTTACATTCATTTCAGTGAGAACGCAAGAAGTATGACGATGAATGTTAAGATTTTCGTCGGTGCCCTTATAATAAACTATATCAAACTCAGACGGATATATGTACAAAAATGCATCAGAGCTTTTAAACTCTGGATGCATATGATATTTAAACGCTCTAATAATATTCTGAACGCTTAGTGCTTCTGTTTCCGAGCGAGGAGCAAACTGATATTCAAATGTGAACGTTCTAAAATCAACATTCTTAAATGCTTGTTCTTTTTTAGGATTAGCAGCCAATCCTGCAGCCAATGCCATTTCTTTGCCAAAAGGTGCAGCATTAACTGCTAATGCTGTTATAATTTCTCCAGCAACTCCACCAGTTCTTTTAATATTTCCATCTCCAGTTAGAGTTTTGCCGATTTCACTTCCAACTTTTGCTAGCATTGAAAATGTTGCTGTATCTTCTTCTCCCCATGATGCAGAATATCTTGCAGATAATTGATTTGGAATATAGAGAGCAATTGCAGCCTTAAGTCTTCTTTGCGGACGAGTAAATGTAGGTTCTCTAACTTGGCCTTCGGGTAATTCAGCGTTATTTGCTGAGAGAGCAATTGCAGTAGCACCACCAGCACCTAATACTGCACCAGCAACTGCTGAACCGCCACCACTTAAACCTAACGCACTGCCTACTGCAGTACCACCTAATGCGCCAGCCGCGGTTGCTGCTCCTCCAGCTTGTACACTAGATACCCTTTGACCGACGAACTGAGCACGTATATCGCGTTGAACACCTTCTACTGTTTCAAGTGATGTAGAACCAGATCTACGTGGATCGAATATACGCGAGTCAACTGATGTATTAATATAAAATATAACACGGCTATCGAAATATTGCGGAGACGACATTAAGTCTTCAGGGTATGATAATCCCTTGACGTTATATTTTCCGCTTTCAAATTTAGAAGCAATATAGGCAAAATCAGGCGCAAAAGAGGTTGTATCCTTGCCAATCTTTTTTGCTTGATCAGCTGCAGCCTGCTCGTTCTCTAATCTTCTTAACTCTGCTTGTGACGCCATAGTGGTATAAATATAGTTAGTTGTATAGTCTATTTATTATACATGTATCATAAAAGAAAATACGTACCATTTAACCCCAAAAAGTATGCTGGTGACCCATCGAATATCATAATGAGATCGAGTTGGGAGACCAAGTTTGCTATTTGGTGTGACAAGAACCCTTCTATAATTAGATGGAGTTCTGAGGAAACAGTGATACCTTACGTGTCTCCTCTTGATGGTAAAATACATAGGTATTTCGTAGACTTTAAAATAGAAACTGTTAATAAAAAGACATACTTAGTAGAGATAAAACCTAAGGCACAGACTATAAAACCTCAGGGAACCCGACAAACGACAAAGTTTCTAAAGGAAGCTACTACTTATTTAGTAAATCAAGCAAAGTGGGAATATGCAAAACGATACTCAAAAGATAGAAACTGGGAATTTATCATTTTAACCGAAGATGAACTAGGACTCTAATGGCGGATAAAAAACAAACTTTGCAAACGATTTTCGAAAAATATAAATTCGACCAATCGATTGCAACTCAGTCTAAAACCTGGTTTCAGCAACAGACATTATTGCTCGCGCGCAAAAGAATAGATACTAATAAGCTATTTACACAACAAAGAGTCGTAACCAAACTTATTCCCGGTAAACTTTATATGTTTTATTATGATCCAAAATATAAGAATGAGTTGCCATACTATGATAGATTTCCTCTTGTCTTTCCATACTCCGCTACTAAAGATGGATTTATGGGATTAAATATGCACTATTTGTCGCCATATCATAGAGTATTTTTAATGACAAGGTTAATGCAATTTGCTAATAATAAAAACTTTGATGATACCACTAAAATAAGATATTCATGGAGTTTAATATCAGGTATGAGTAGATTTAGATTAGCTGAACCATGCATAAAGCATTATTTAAAGCCTCATGTAAAATCAATGTTTATCGAGATTCCTGGAGATCAATGGCATACTGCAATGATGTTACCAGTAGAAAAATTTGTAGGAGCTAATAAGATGACAGTGTTCGGAGAATCGATATCATGAACCAATTAAATGAATTTATAGCTAGTGTAAAAGCAGGTGTGGCTAGAAATAGTCACTTCACTGTTGAATTATTGCTTCCACAGAAATTAACAACAAAAGCACCAATACTGGAAAATCTTAAAGTAATACAATTATTTTGTGACCAAACACAATTACCAGGAGTATCACTTGGTACTGCTCAAGTTAGATCATATGGAGAATTCAAAGAAGTTCCATATGAAAAATTGTATGAGCCTGTAACTATGAATTTTTACGTAGATAAACAACTAAATGTAAAATATCTATTTGATAGTTGGATGAATTTAGTTCAAGATACTAATCTTAGAACTTTCAGTTATCCAAATACCTATATGTCTAATGAAATCAATATAAAGGTTGAAGACTTACAAGGTAATTCTAGATATATGGTTAAACTTCATAGATGTTATCCCAAATCGGTTGCGCCTATTCAACTAGATTATTCTTCTAAAGATGTGATGAAACTTCAAGTTACTTTTACATATCAATACGCAACATTTGATCGAACATCAGCACAAGAAATGGATTCTAACGCATCTATTGAACCCGTTGCGCGTCAATTACCAAATTATAATTATGGATATCCTTCTGAAATTATAATTCCTGATAACTATTTCACCGATTTCAGAGGATTCCAAGATGAATTTAACGACTTCAGTCTTGATGGAGTTAAAACGATTAATTCAACCGAAAACATAGGAGAGTTCACTGGGTTTGGTGGAATATTTAATGGATCTGGTGGACCTTAAAATATATGAATATAGATGATAAACTGAGTCAAGTCTTTGACATAGAACCTATAATTAAAAATGAAGTGATAACTCAACAAGATATTGTCACACCTAAAAATGATAAGTTAGAATCAGATTATGAAACTACTAGAACTAATCTTCATGCTTTATTAATACAAGGACAAGATGCTCTTAATCATGCACTAGAAGTAGCAAAGGCGAGCGAACATCCTCGAGCTTTTGAGGTAGTTGGTGGATTAATGAAACATGTTGCAGATATAAACACACAGCTTTTAGACCTTCATAAAAAGAAGCAGTCTATAGAAGCACCGGATAAGAAAACACAAAGCACTACTAATAATTCTATTTTTGTTGGTAGTACAGCTGATTTGAGTAAAATGATTAATGATTTAAGAAAAGGAAAATAACATGGCTTTACCAGTAATGTCACAAGTGACATATGAAATGACTATACCATCAACTAAACAAAAAGTTAAATATAGACCATTCCTAGTTAAAGAACAAAAGGATCTACTTATAGCAC